AACTCTAAGTTGATTTGTGAATACAACCAATATTCTCTCTCTACCAATAAGATTTGTAATCTTTCTCATTGCTTTTGAGATAATGATTGCTTTTTGAGTAGCATAACCCGCTTGGTCATAATCAGCGGATAGTTCTACTTTAGTAGTTGCAGCCGCAACTGAATCAACTACTATTGTTACTAATCTATCTTTATCAGATTTTCTAACTGATTCGATAATTGAATCCATAGCATCAAAGATATCTTCTACTGCTTCTAAAGGTACATAAAGTAACTTTTGAGTATCAACACCTAATGCTTCTAAGAATTCTTGATTGATTGCGTTCTCTGTATCAATATACACTGCCAAACCACCCTTCTTCTGAGTATTTGCTAATGTATGTGCTGATAACAGAGATTTACCACTCGCTTCTAGTCCCGTAACCTCAACAATCCTTCCAACAGGAAATCCACCATTAGGTCGATTTGATATAGCTAAATCTAACATATCATCTCCTGTAGACACCCACTCAGTTAAGTCGGTGGGTGTCTGCTCGGAGCCATCAAGGAAGTAAGCTACTTTCGATTGTCCTTTGAACTTTTTGTTCAGGTTATCTGCTAAAATCGATGATAATTCATCTCGATTTGTTTTAGCCATAGTAACTTAGTTTTTAATTATTGAATAAATCTTCAAATGCATCTTTTACATCAGAATTTGATGTTGATACAGCTGCTGCTTTTGGTTCGTTTGTAGTTTGATTGTTCGTTTGAGTTGGTTGAGCTTCTGACTCTTCATTGTTTTCACCAACTTGTCCAGTTTCCATCCAAGTTTCCAATAAACCTTTCATATCATCGTAAGTGTACTTTTTAAACATATTTGGAAGTTCAATTTGGTCTTTGATGTTTTCCAATACATTCTTATCTTCGGTGATAGCAGTTTGGTTTGGTTTAACTCTGATGTAAGTTTCAGGATAGTTCTTTCCTAATTCTTTTGCAGTTTTAAACTCAACAGTGATATCTCTACCATTAGTTGGGTCTGTTAAATCACCATAATCAGGGTCTGCAAAGAAAGCAAGAAGTTCTTGATATACAGTTTTACCAAATCCCCAAAACTTAACACCTTCGGATTCTTCACCTCTTACTAATACAGGAACATAAGTTCTCATTTTAGGAGTAAGTTGTTTTGAAAGATTCCAATCGTTTCTATCACCTGTAGATTTCAATTGGTCAGCGAACTCCACTAATGGGTCTGCCTCACCATGTGTTTGAGGTGAAAGAATATTCTTACCACCAAAGTTGTAGTGGAAAAATAGTTCGATAAATGGATTAGATGGATTGTGTACATAAGGTACGATTCTTACCTGTTGCTTGCCTGGTTTCGGCTTCCATAGATTATCAGTCTTTGTAGTTTTCGTTTGTAGACTGTCCAAACGGTTTCGGATTGCATTTAAGTCAATTGCCATAATTTACCTTTTTTTAGTTATTAATTAATTATTATTTATCAAATATACGAAAGTTTTTTCAAACTTCCAAATTATATTTCACTTTTTTTTCAACACCACTATTTAATCCCAAGTGTTGATTTGGTTACAATATACAAAAAATATTTTAAACTACCAAATTTATTTACAACAATTACATTGGTTGTTCGAACCACAAGATGAGCTACACTCTTCTTTTGATTCACAAATACATTCTGTACAATTACATTCTTTCATTATATAACTGATGATTGTCCATCACCACTTTTAACAATAAGAGGATATAGAGTTCCTCTTGCACCAGCATCAATATTTACTTCTTGTCTCCAATGGTTCTCTACTCTTTTAAGAGATGCTTTAGATGGTCTCTTTATAGCTGCATCTATTAGAGTTAACCATTCTTTAAAAACCTTCTTTGTATTATCTAATGTTTTTTGCATTTCTTTCTTTGAAGAGTATCTCCAATAATGCCTATGGGTTTGTTTTGGTACATCACCAATATCTGAATGAAGTTTGTATTTGTGGTTTATAGCCATCTTAACTCCATTTTTAAGAACAGGTAATGCGTTTTGTGCATCCATACCATATCTACTAATATCTATTAAAGGTGCATTTTGTTGAATGGCTTGCATTATTTGCTTACCTTTTTTATCCTGTACTTTTAGATATTTCGTACCTTCATTGAGTTCAGCTTTAGCTCTTGCTATTTGCTCAACCATCAATTTTCTATTTTGTTCTATATTTCCCATTGTATATCTTCCTAATCTTTATATAGTATAACTATAAATATTAAAATTTTTTAATTAACGTCAACTATTCTGAACAATTTAGTACCCATAACCTTATACCCATCACCATCTGTAAGGATAATAGAGTTACGATAATCATTCCAATTGACTTGATAAGATTTATCTTCTTTACCACCATTTAATTCTTTAATCAATCTGTTTAATGCGTTGATTGTGTAAATAGTGTTTGATTCTTTTTTTCTGTGTACCATTATACTGTTAGGTAAAAACCTATTTTCTCTATTTGGTATGATGTTATAACTAATCACCAATTCTTTAGATGGTTCTAATTTCAGTATGAATATCTTTCTACTGAATAATTCGTATCCATCAAAAATCTTAGTTAACAACCCTTCAAACGAAGATTCTGTTGTAAAAGTACATAATAGTTGCGTTCTCACTCATTCTCTCCGTATTTATCAAACACCTAATTTTCTTCGTTCTTTAGAAGAAATTTCAGGTTCAGGTGGATATAATTCCTTATTCGCATCATACAACTCTTTACCAAAATCTGTAGCTATTTGAAATTCTAACCCAACACTTGATGCGTAACCCTGTCCTTTTTGTCTACACTTAACTTCTGCTATTCTAACACTTTTAGCGGGTTCTTTAGATTCATAGACGAGATAGTTATCACCATTCTCATCCTCTTTCATAGTTAAACCTGCTTTAAAATCTTTATAGTTATCAATACCAAATATATTTTCTAAAGTTTTTGGGTCTGCGGATAACCCACCTATTGCCATCTTTTCTTCACCCTCTAATAAAGATTTCATTGGTAGCTTTTCTGCTAAAGCATTTAAACACCCCTCTTTTGCATCTTCATCTTCAACTAAAAATTGTATCGTATCGTTTTGGTATCTTTTAATTGAACCTTCTGGATATTTACCATCTTCACCCTTTTCATAACCTAAATGATTATTTAAAAATTCACTTGATTGTGTTTTACCCTCAACACCATTTGCTATTTCATTAGCTCTTGTAACAGTTGCATGCATAAGACTATATTTCTTAAATCTATCTGCTGCGCCCGTACCCATTACTTCTTTAAATCGTTTTCCATCTATTGGTGGTGGTACATCCATCGATGATAATTTATTTAAAATCTTTTCTGCTTTAGGTTCTATTTTATATCCTTTTTTTGCATCACCTGATATAACACCTAATGCTGCCAAACTATTTTTTAAGTTTTTATCTTTTAATACATTTTTGTTAAGTAGAATATCTTTTTTGTAATTTAAAGTTTTAGTATTTTCAAAATATTTTTTAGGTCTTTCTATTTCACCTTTTTTATATTGTTTAATATCGGCACGAGGTGGAACATTAGGTGACCATTTATCAATATCAGTTACAACTCCATTATATATGTTTGCAGTTGTATCTTTTTTAAGTGATATTTCATCTAAAACAGGTTTTCCATCAACTTCTAATTTAACATACATATCACTTGAAAATCCTTTATTAGCATTATAATCATCATTACCTAATGCTTCAAATTCATTTGGTACATCCCACGCAGAATTACTAATTTTCCAATTACCTTTTCCAAATTGTTCATCATACCTTTTATTAGTAACGGCTCGTACATTTTTTACTGATTCTAACCAGTCTGATGTAACCACACCACCCTTACCTTTAGGATATTTATTAACCTGATTATTTAATGTATCAATGAACCCATTAAACTCATCATCATTCATCCCCATACCTGCCATTGTAATTATTTCACCAGCTTGTGATTGTAATTGCCCTGCACCTACACCACTCATATAATCTGTAATACTTTGTTTACCATTTTTAGTATTCATTAATCTAGTAATTACTTTTTGGTATTTTTTGGGTACTTTACCACTTTTAAAATAATCATCTAATTGTGATTCTTGTAATGCATCTTTAGGATTTTCATATGGGGAAGCTAAACCTTTTTCTGTGAATTCATCATCAGATACACCTGATTCTGATTCTGTATAAACTTTGGATTCAGATGTGTTCACATCTTTTAATGATTTATCTTTTTGACCTGGCTCACCAGCTTTTAATTCTTTTGATGTATCTTTAGTATCATCAGTTGAGTTATCTGATTGTTTTTCAATATCATCATCAGCTACACCTTGGTCACCTAACCAACTTTTTGCTATAGCAAATGCTTTTGGGTCTGATTTCTTTTTACCTAATAATGTTGATACTTGATTTAGGTTATTAGTTGTTGGATTCATTAATTTATGTTTCAACAACTTATCATCAATTTCTTTTAACTTTTCTTTTTCGTAAGAAGTGAGAGCGTTTTGTCCAATGTCTTTTTTAACTTTTTCTTTATCATCCCCACTATCAGGTCTTTCTTTAGATTGTTTATCATCTTTTTCATCGTTTTCCTCTTCTTCTACTACATCTTCCCCTTCGTTATCATCGGTATGTAGATGTGCAGATACGGCGGTATCATTTGTACCCACTACCATACCTGAAGTTCTATCACCACCTAAATGGAAGTTTGTAGGTGTTTTTACTGCAGACTCTATGATGTATTCGATTACTTCTGAATCGAAATCATATTCTTCTTTTAATACTTTTCTTAGGCCTCTTATGGATTTTTCGGATAAAGGATTTTGTAGTTCTGTTCCAACCTCAACCCACCATAACCTAGTTATTTCTTTAAGAAATTCGTTCATATCTTATCCATTTGTTTTATATCTATAGATTTCATCTCAGAATATCTATCTCCGATTTCTATTTTTGTAGGAAATCCATTCCCTTCTATAAGTATCTTTAAATTCTGTAAACTGTTAAAATCATCAGAGTGTATATCCAATAAATATGAATCATAAGTATATAAAACCATTTTTGAACGTTTATCTTTCAAAAACTCCATAACCTTACTCAAAATCTTCATATTTAGTTCTGTTTCAGTTGCCTGTAACATATAATTAAATAGTTTGTTAGCATTCATATCGTTTAAGTTAGATTTTGATAACTTTCTACCTAATGGAGTAGTTACATACCCTCTACGATTGAATTCCATCCACATTTTATCAATTTTGTGTGAAACTTTAGAGAACAACGGAATATGTAGATATTCCGATTGTACTCCACCATACAATTGTCGGAATGTAATTGCTTTTGAATCGTTGTAAGGTACTCCATACATATCTGCTAAGGTTTGGTGTCCACTTACATCCATCGGAATAGGTTCATCTACCATCTTACCGATAATACGAGGATGATAAGCATCATAATCAAATTGAATCAGTTTACCCCCTTCGAACCTACTAACAAATCTATCTCTACTACCATCATCTTTATTAAGTGCAGCATAATTAACCCCACCAAAGTTGTTTGATGGACGTGATGTTGTTGTGAATGGGTGATATTGAGTCCACTCTAACCCATTTGTAGTATGTATCCCATT